CACTTCTAACCACATATCAACTTTTTCACAGGCAGCAATTGCTTGTAACTCTATACGTTCTTGAATACTAATTACACGCTTCTGTGGCTTTTCCTTTAGTTCTTCCTCTTTCTCTTCTTTGTGATCCTTACCTGTTTGTATTGCGATTTCAATTCTCCTTTCAAGAAAGTCAATTGATGATTTTAATTGGCCCATTGTTCCAGCAAGTGATTCCCAATAATCTGCTTCTTTCTGAGAAAACCTTGGAGCACCCATTGTATCCATACGTGCAACAATACCTGCAGTAATACTAATAGCATGTTTAGGTGCAGCCTTGATCCATTTAATTTGATCTTTAGTATACTTGTCCTCTTTTTCCATCCAGGCATATACATTAGTGTATAAGTCCTCTGGCTTAAAGTTTGCATAATACCACTCGTGTGTTGCTCGACGATGCCGATGAAGTTGCTCGCCAGTCATATCTTCCCAACCGTCCCAATTAGGTTCCGTGAGCTTTGCGCCACGTTGGATCCGCGGTGCAGCTCTTGGCTTTTTCTTCTTGGTACTTTTAGGCAATGCCATCTCTTGCTCCTATGATAAAAATATTACTATATGATGATATATATCATTTGTCAAGAAAAATCTGCTCTAAACGAATTCTTCATGTTAGATTTTTCGCAATAGGAAATATTTCTGAGATGACCTTAGCACACGCTACAGCAATGTCCATATGCTCTTTTTGTGTTCCATTTGCACCTCTAAGTTGAATATAATGTACCCAACTCCTAATTGTTCCATTCATGTAAAGACGTGTTTTGGTAAGTCCTTCAGGCAGTACTTTTCGTGCTTGTTCTTTCGCAATGCCTTTCTTAATGGCCCAGTCGTATTCTTTTTTGGCTAAATGTGCGATACGCATTTGTGCATGTAACCAATCAAGTTGTAGTTTTTCATCTTCAACATCGATAGAATTTTGTCTATTCTTAGGATCTTGTAAACGTGCTTCGCTGAATTCAAACATTTCGCCCTGTTCTTTAGGATCAGCGTAACGTTGACTGAACTCTTGAAATGCAAAACTTCGATGACGCACAATCTGATGTGCAATATCTCTAGTTGTGTTAATTTCTAGTACAGCGTTAACCATTTCTAATGGCGACCAATGTTGATGTTTGATTAGATACTTGATTAACCTCTCGCTGGTATCGTTATTAATCTGTGCTTGTGGGTTTGATACCTTTGCACAAAATGCAATAAGTTCTTGCAAATCTGTTAAACCTTCTTCTTCAAATTCTTCTGTTGCTCGGCTATACGATACTAATTTTACTTCTGTCAACTTTTTATTCCTTATGTAAAGTAAAGTAGGGCTACACTCGTAGCCCTACACATGGGTGGGTTACTGTGATACTGCTGCGCTTTTTCTAGCGTTTTTAGTATCAGTAATCTCTTTTCTACGTTCTTTTGCGGCTTTAGTTATTTCTTGTAATGCTTTACGGGCTCTGGTTCCTGCTGCGCCATTACCGTTTTCGAACTTTTCGTTTTCTTCTAAAAACGATTCAAATGCTGCTTTTATTGCTTCTACTTGTGTACTCATAATTTATGTTTCCCTTATAATCTATGCTGAGAGTCTTCTCAACAGTCATAGTATATAAGCCTAGACTGCAAAAGTCAACTAATAAAGTGATTAAATACGTTCATAATGACACAAAAAGTTTCTGAAGTAACAACAGTTCATCTGGAATTGACAGATAAATGCCAAGCACAATGTCCAATGTGTGCAAGGAATTTCCACGGAGGTCCTACCAGACCTTTCATTAAGAACGGAGATATGAGCATTGATGATTTTAAAAAATGGTTTCCTAAACCATTTCTAGCTCAGTTACAAAACTTTTATAGTTGCGGTAATTACGGTGATCCTGCGTTTGCAAAAGATTGCTTAGAAATTTATTCATATGTTAGAGAGTGTAATCCTACTACTAGATTAGCAATACACACAAATGGTGGTATGAGAAATCCTGAATGGTGGGCAAAGTTAGCAAAGGTTATAGGAACAGTTTCGAATAGTACAGTTGTATTTGCAATCGATGGATTCAAAGGCAAACATGAATTATATAGACGTAACACAAATTTTGATAAAGTTATAGAAAATTTAAAAGCATATATAGATGCTGGCGGCGAAGCAAGGGTAGATAGTTTAGTGTTCAAGCACAATGAAGATGAAGCAGAAGAACTAGAAAAGTTTTTGCTAGAGCTAGGAGTCAAAGAAGTTAACTTTGTAAGCACTACACGTTTTTATGAGATGGAAAAATTTAAAGTTGTTAATAACAATCTAGAAACAGAATATTTTTTAGAGCCTGCAACAAGACAAAGATTTGCTAAACAGCCAAATGCAAAATTAATTGATTTGTTAGATACAAGTTATCTAAATCATGTTATGGAACAAGCAAAAATTAATCCTAAGTGTACTAGCGAAAAAGGTATATATGTTGATCCATACGGACACATAATGCCTTGCTGTTATATAGGTAGCGATTACTTAGAACAACCAATAGAAGAGATATTACCTATACACAAACTGCGTAATCAGAGTGTGCAAAATACAAAAGATATAATAAACAATATAGGTTTAAACACTTGCCAGTCAGGCATATTAGACACAGATGGCATTTTATTCGGTGGAATTACTGACTACTGGGAAGGCAAAGACAAGTGCATGACCTGTGTAAAGGCATGTTCAACTGCCATTGTGGAGCCTAAATGAACGATTTTACTCTAATACCATTCCACAATATTGTTAAGTTTGGACAAACAACAATGCTTCAACAGCCATTGTTTAACGTTAGTTGGATACTTGGTCGCTTCTGTAATTATAGTTGTAGTTACTGTTGGCCGTATGCAAACTCAAACGTTCCAGACCATCAAGACTTTGAAGTATACACAAATGCAATTGATGAAATTAAACGCCAAGCAAGAGCAAATGGATTTACTGAATTTCATTTTAGTTTTAGTGGAGGTGAACCAACAGCATATAAAAAGTTTGGTGACCTTGTTGAATATTATGCTAATGACGATGAAGCAAAATATCAAAGCATACACCTTACAACTAATCTAAGCCCAGGTGAGAAATGGTGGGGAAGATTTATAGACAACACCAGCCACCTAACACGTCGTAGCATCACTGCAAGTTATCACGCAGAATTTGCAAACGAAAAAGACTTTGGAGATAGATGCGTACAGCTCATAGAAGGAGGAGTATTTGTTACAATTAATCAAGTTATGGTTCCTGAACACTTTGAAGAATATTATGAACGTTGTAGTAGATTCGCAGACAAAGGAATTAACGTCACTCTTAAACCGCAGTCCGACCCTACCGCGTCTAGAATAGTTGACGGGTACACCGATCAGCAAATTGAACAATTGCAAACAGGCTTTCCACAAAATTGGAAAGGTGAGCAAATCATGCAAATGTATTTAGAAGATGCTAAAGGAAACAATTATGGTTTGGATCAGGCAGAAAGAATGAATGCATTTAACTTCAATAAGTTTAAAGATTGGAATTGCAATGCAGGGTATCAAAGCTGCGTTATAAGAGGTGATGAAGTTAAGAGAGCATATAGTTGCAGCGATATCCCTTTAGGAACGCTACAGGGCGGTTTTACGCTGTTTAAGACGCCATCTAAATGCATTACTAGCTCTTGTGTAAGTAGTGCAGACAGCAAAATACCTAAATTTTTAAAAGTTTAATTTTTTTGGTTTTGGATTTTTCAATTGGTAATGTAATTTTGTTTTCCCATTTACACAAACGACACTGCTCTTGAGGTTCTAATTGTGTTTTGATCCAAGTTTCAAACTCTTCAGGACTACACCCTAGATCTTGTTTTGCTATATCAGCAAACGGATCTTCTATTTGAAACTTTCTTGATAACTGAGGAAGTATTGCCTGTTGATGACAGCGATAAAATCTACCATCTACTAGATACATACATTGTATAGCAGGACACTTAGAATGCTGATCATCTGCATCTCTAAGTTTATCCCAAGTTAGTTTGTTACCTTTTTTAACTACAGCAGGGTTTTCGTAAAACTGCCATGCTTCTGTAATTTCACCTCTTTCAATTCCGTCAACAACAAGTTTATAATGCCACTCACCATCTTCGTGTCTAGTATCTTTGAATCGCTCACAGGATACATCTGCCCACCTATTGTGTATCCACGACATTACGGTGTCAAGGTCTTGTTGTGAATGTGCTGATATTTCTATTTTCCAATCACGGTCTATCCATTCAGGATACAGTTCATCAAATTTATCTAGGTCTCTCCCGTTGGTTACTACCCATTTTTTAGCATTAGGCCACATACTTTCTAAGTATGCCATCCAATCTCCTAGTGCAGGATTAGACGTAGGCTCACCACCTATAATAAAAACTTCTTCAAAGTCGACTGTGTCTGGTAGAGCTTTTAATTTTTCTTTAGTTGTATCTGGCTTAAAATGGGTACCCCAATTTAAATGATTAAACGTGCAACAGCTATCACACGCCAAAGTACAGGTGTGGGTTATATATACACTTAATTCAGGAAGGAGTAACATACTCGTATTTATGGCTTAAATACACTTGTGAAAGTAGAACTTGAAGATATAAAATTTTGGATGGATGCAATTCGCAACAGCGAAGATCGCGACCGCACACTTGAAAGTTTTTGGGGAGGCCAATTAAAATCTAAAGCGTGGTTGGTTGAAACACTGCAAAAACATCATCATGTTGGTAATGTTAGTTGTGTTATATTTGGCGGATGGAATGGCGTATTAGCAAATTTATTGTTCAACAGCACAATAGGATTTAAACATATTACAAGTGTTGATATTGATCCTAAGTGTGCAGAAATAGCAAACACAATGAATAAGCGTTACGAGATGGAAGGAAAATTTACAGCAGTTACAGCAGATATGTGTGAGTATGAATATACTGATCAACCTTACATGGTCATTAACACAAGTTGCGAACACCTCACACAACAACAGTACAACAAATGGGCAAAACGTGTACCAACAAGTACTGAAGTGATTTTACAATCTAATAATTATTTTGAACTAGAAGAACATGTAAACTGTTCTAATAGTGTTAGCAGTTTTGAAAAAAAATCTAAATTAAAAACTATACTAGTTAAAGATGAATTAGAGTTACCTAAATATACACGTTATATGTTAATGGGAAGATTTTAATGTCTGAATTAGACAAATATACAGACGCCATAGCCAAGGCCGCTGGCACAAAAACATTTTGTGTTTTACCATGGATACACTTTGCAACAAGACCTAACGGAGATATGAGATTATGTTGTTCGTCAAATGCTAGTGGTGCAGGTGGTGATCACGAAGTAGGTTTAGTTAAAATGAATCATGGCAAGCCTGCAAACTTTGGTCACGAAACTCCTATGGAAGCATGGAATAATGATTACATGAAAAATGTAAGAACCACAATGCTTGAAGGTAATATTCCTGCAAGTTGTAAAAAATGCTTTGAGGAAGAGAAGAAAGGAGTTGCAAGTAAACGTGTTTGGGAAAGTTATACTTGGATGGAAGATGGTGTTGATATACCTGAACTTGTAAGACAAACAAAAGAAGATGGCACAGTTCCTGAAAATTTAAAATATTTAGACTTACGTTTAGGACATACATGTAATATTAAATGCGTCATGTGTTCACCACACGATAGTAGCAAGTGGGTCGCTGACCATAAAAAATTAATTCCTGTATTAGAAGATCCTGAAGTTAAAAGGCAAATGCAATGGGATAGAAAAGAGTTCAATAACAAATGGCATGAAAAAGATACGTTTTGGGAAGAAATGAATGCACAGATTCCTAACTTAAAACAAGTATACTTTGCAGGCGGCGAGCCGTTAATGATTAGAGAACACAAAAGATTTATTGAAGAAATTATCAGGCAAGGATATCAAGATAAAATACTGTTACGCTATAACAGTAACGGATTGCTAGTTGATGA